AACAACCAATTAAAAGAAAAATCGATTGATCCTGTTGAATACGAAAAACAAGTTCAATATTGGTTAGGTAAAGCAGTAACACAGATTGCTGCTATTGGTCTAACTAAGTTTAGTATCTCTACTGCTGGGCGTTTAATTGGTACATTGCCTTTTGCTAGCGGCGCAGGTAAATTAATCACAAAACTTAGCGGTCCCGCTGCTGCCGCATTTGGTGTTTATCTAACAACTCCTGCAGGTGCAGATGCATTTGCTAAATGGTTTGTTGGAGAATCTTTTGCTCCATGGCTAGCTAAGTTTATGCGTGAGATTGTAGGTAGCTGGGCCAAAGCAGGATATGACACTATTACAGGTCACGAAGATGCTAGAGGCCCAATTGGTAGTGATGATAAGAATCCAGTGTCATCTGCACTTGCAGATATTAAGCCTAGTGAAAATCCATATGGAATGAAGTTTGATCCAGTTACTGGAAACTGGATTAACCGTTAAAGCAACGGCATTTGAGCTGTCTTAGTAAGCTCAATATTTTCTTTAATTACTTCGTACATACTGTCACGATCTTCAGCAGAGTAGACATGTAGTAACTGTTCTAAGGTTACTCCGCCTCGCAAGAACCAACTAATTCTAACTAACTCTGTTTTAAAATCTTTAACTTCTTTTTCAAGCCTAATAAGATACTCTTGAATTTCCGAGGCGGATAATCTAATTAGGCTGCTACGAAAAAATCTGATTGGTCTAGTGTAATATTAACAAACTGCTCATGTCCGCAGTTATCACACTTAACATGCTGTGTAGGACTGCGCCAAGTTGTTTGATTCTTAGTAATTAGTTTTCTAATTTGATCTAAGATACCACTGTCACAGTTTTCAACCCACTCTTTAATAAACCCACGCTCGGTAACTACTTGTGTAGTTGTATCAACACTTTCAATACCTGCAATGAAAATATCGTTTTGCAGCGTTGCTAAGTCTTGATAAATCTCTGTTAGCAATTCACGCTTTTCATCTTCGCCTTCGAGTTCTTGAACGTTTTTAAGTTTTTGTTGTAACTGGAAGTTTCTTACACCAAACTCTGAACTTAGTTTATATGTTAATGGACGTACTTTAACAGTTAGATCACCTAATACAATTTTGTTTTCAAACTTGCATTTTGCATAGTGTTCAATAAATGTTGCAATGTCAAACTCGTATTCGTTTTCTGTAAGACACTTTGGACACACGTTGCTAATACCTAATTGGTTGCCGTAAGTTGCAATACGAATAGCACTTAGTACGCTATCTAAGTCAATAGTTGACAAATTCCAAGGCTCTTTAATTGCTGGAACACAGCTAGTAATAACTTTAACCGTAGCTTCTCCATTTAGCAATGCGTCAGGCGTTTTGACTAGGATTTCGTCCATGCCAGTCATACCGTAAACTGGTAAGTGTGAAACGTCGCCGTCAAAATCATCAGCTGTATTATAAATGCCTAGACTTGGCAAGCTGATAAAAATCTTAGGTTGTCTAAAAAACTGCTGTAATGGATTTGTGGCCATAAAAGACTCCGGATAAATATATTGTACAAGTATTTATATACGTACTTTTTCAAGGATTTTTTTATGGCCCGTACAGTTGCAGATATGTCACCAGATGAGTTTTCTGATGCAATAGCCAACGGTTTTGCTAAAGTTAACGGTATGACTCGCGGTACTGCGGGTTCGTACAGCGGAGGAAGTGGCGGAAATGCTACCCCAACTGGAACTCCTACTTGGTTTAACACCCTTGCTAACGGTGCAACTAATGCTGCTGGTGCAGCAACTAAACTATCAACTGGTTTATATAACGTAAACGATGCATTAGGCAACGTTAAACAACTTGGCGGATTGTTAGGTCCTGTAGGTAGTGCGTTTACCGGAATGGGTACACAGGTTGCTGAAGCAGGTATTGGCATTAACCGATCATTAAACACTGTTGCACAAAGCGGTGTTCATATGGGCCAGAATTTAGGCTTATACGACAAGGCAGTATTGCAAGCTCGTATGAGTATGCCAGAGTTTGAACAAACAATTAAGAGCAGTGGCAGATCTATCGCTGGTATGAGTTCAAACATGGACAAGTCTGCTCTTGTATTCTTAAGTGCAGCTAAAGCAGTCCAAGACACAGATACTGCATATCAGTTAAAAGCAACTGGAACAAGTACAGAAGAGTTTGGACAAGTATTAACATTAGTTTCGCACAACGCCAAGCAAGACAACTTAATGACTGCTGCTTCGCAGAAGAGTTTAGTTGCAACTACTTTAGCACTTACAACAGAATTTGATAACACTGCACGTCTAGCAGGTATTAGTAGACAAGAACAACAACAAGCACTAGAACGCCAGACTAAATCTAAAGACATGCAACTTGCCATGATGGCAATGGATGCAGACGAGCGCGAGTCAGTTCAAAAGAGTTTAGCTGGATCATTAAAGTATGGTGAGGCAGTTCAAAACGCAATTAGAATTTATGCAACCGGTGGCGTTACAAACGAAGAAGAACAAAAACAAGTGTTAGCAGCAGGCCCATTGGCCAAATATGCAGAACAGCTAGCAAACATCAAAGGCAATACCCCAGAAGACGAAGCTAAACGTAAAAACATAATGCGTCTTATGGACGAAGAAGCATTAGCTTTAACAAGAAACAAAGGCGCAATCCAAGAACAAACAATCCAAATGAAAGCTGGTAGTGACACTACTAAAGCAATGGCAGGCGGATTCTTAGAACAAGCTCGCTGGGGACAAATTGTTGCTAATGCAGATAGAGAAGCTGCTGCTAAGAAAATGACTAGGGAAGAATACCTAGCAGAACAAGAAAAGAAATTAGCCGAGGAACGATTAGGTGCTGCTGCCGGCACAGGTGGTCCAGAAGGAAATGCTGCTAAACTAGGTCAAACTATTAACAAAGTTGACATTGCTCTTAAAGATGTTGCAGCAGGTGCAGGTACTTATTTTAGCAAGTTAAACGATAAAGCAGGTGCTCTAATTACTAGTTTTGGTAATTTAAATGGTGTATTAAAGAAATACACACCTGAACAAGTTGCAGGAGTAGTGCCAAAAGTAGTAGACGCTGGGAAAGAAGCGTTGGGCTCAAGAGAAGCGTCTACTCCAGATTCTGAAAAGAGACGAGCAGGACGCCAGTTTGGTAGTTTAGGTGCAGTTGGCAAATTAATTGAAGACTTTGGTGCAGGCACTGATATGACATTGCATGGCAAGGAAGGTGTCATTACAGAAAGCCAACTTAAAGGAATTATTAGCACAGCCCAACAGATGGGCACAAATCTTGAAAAGACTGCTAAGTCGGGCAACGGTGCAGATTTAAAAGATATGCAATTGCCTGAAATGTTTAAAGGCATAAAAACTTCTATGGAAGCTATGATAGGCGGTCCTAGGACACAAGCAGATGCTGAAAAAATGGCTAGAAGTATGCAAGGCACATTTGAAAAAGAATTGCCAAAAATGCAAAAACAATTTGAACCATTGTTTGGCCAATTTAAAAATACAGCAACTTCAATGGGCAAACAAATGGAAACACAGTTTGCGCCAATGATGAAAACAATGCAAGTTAGTTTAAAGTCAGACCTTGAAACTGCTAAGAAGCAGATGCCTACAACTAGCACATTTGAAAAGATGTTTGAAGGATTTAAACCACCTACAGCATCACCAGTGCCGGAAACTGACACCCAACCGATGGTGCCAGAAACCGCTTCAGACGACCCCATGACCGAGATGGTCAAGGGCGTTAATGAGTTAAATAAGCGTATAGAACGATTAATTTACGCAGTTGAAGACGGTCATGATAAAAGTGTTAGAGCAATTAAAACCACTGGCAATTTGATCGGTTAAGGATAAAACTAATGAGTTGGAAAAAATATTTCACACCTGTACCAGTTAACGGAACTGTCAGCCCTGTTGGCAGTGCTATGACGAAAGCAGGACCTGCACGATCAAACTATTCTAGCTATTTGCCAGATGTGTATGCTGGCGCACCTAATCGTGTTGAGCGTTATCAACAATACGAAGTTATGGACAGCGACCCAGAAGTTAACGCAGCACTAGACATTTTAGCAGAATTCTGCACACAAAAATTAAAAGACGGTAAAACACCTTTCAGCGTAAGCTGGAGACACAAAGCTACAAACAGCGAAGTTCGCATTTTAGCCGAATACTTACAACAGTGGACAAAGCTACAAAAGTTTGACACACGCATTTTCCGTATTATGCGTAACGTATTCAAGTACGGTGATGCATTCTTTATTCGCGATCCTGAAACTCAAAAATGGAGTTACGTTGATCCTAGTAAAGTTACTAAAGTTATTGTTAACGAAAGTGAAGGTAAAAAGCCAGAGCAATATGTTGTTAAAGATCTTGCTCCAAACTTCATGGACTTAGTTGCAACACAGATTACTCCTAACATTAATCCACGTAACAATGCTGGCGGTATTGCTGGCGGTTCTGGATATTTAGGTTCAGGTGGTTCGCAAAAGACTGGACAGTTTGGCGGTCCAACTAGTGGCGGAACACGTTTTGGTGTTAGTGAAACCGAACACGCAATTGACTCTGAACACATGATTCACTTGTCACTAAGCGAAGGTTTAGACAACATGTATCCATTTGGAAATAGTTTGTTAGAAAACATTTTCAAAGTTTACAAACAAAAAGAATTATTAGAAGATGCTATTCTAATCTATCGTATACAACGTGCTCCAGAGCGTCGTGTATTTCACATTGACGTAGGTAATATGCCAGGACACATGGCTATGGCATTTGTTGAGAGAGTTAAAAATGAAATCCATCAACGTAGAATTCCGTCGCAAACAGGTGGTGGCCAAAATGTTATTGATTCAGCGTATAACCCACTATCTATTAACGAAGATTACTTCTTCCCGCAAACAGCAGAAGGCCGTGGATCTAAAGTAGAAACATTACCGGGTGGTACTAACCTAGGTGAAATTGACGACTTAAAATACTTTACAAACAAGCTATTCCGCGGTTTACGTATTCCTAGTAGTTACTTGCCAACAGGCGCAGACGATTCTCAAGCATCATATAATGACGGAAGAGTTGGAACCGCTTACATTCAAGAACTACGCTTTAACAAGTATTGCGAACGTTTACAAGCACTTGTAACAGCAGTATTTGACGAAGAATTTAAGCGTTACATGTACACACGTGGCGTTAATATTGACGCTAACTTATTTGAATTAAAGTTTAATCCACCATTAAACTTTGCAAGTACACGTCAAAGCCAGTTAGATGCAGAACGTATTAATACATTTACAGGCATTGTACAAGTTCCGTTTATGTCAAAACGATTTGCATTAAAGCGTTTCTTAGGATTAACAGACGAAGAAGTAGCAGATAACGAACGTCTATGGGCAGAAGAAAATGGTTCTGGCCAACCTACATACACTGACGCAGCAGGCGAATTGCGTGGCGCAGGCCTAAGTGCCGCAGGCATTGAAGGCGATTTAAGTATGGCAGGCGACCTTTCTGCTCCAGAAGGAATGGAAGGCGATACTGATGCAGAGTTAGGTGCAATGGCAGCTAATCCACAAGCAGCACCAGCAGCACCTGCAACACCACCAGCAGCATAAATACATTATGATTCTTAGAGAACTATTTTACATTGATGCTGATACTAGACGTGTGGCTAATGACCTACGTTATCAGCCTGAGCGTGACGATTCTATGTTGTCGAGCTCAGACACTCGTAAGACACGTTTAACGTTAAAACAAATTAACGAGTTAAGAAAATCGAGCGAAGCACATATATTAGAACAAGAGGGTGAACTAGAATTTATTCATAGTATGTACGCAACACCGGCAGCACCACCGGCATAAATATATCAGATTACAAGAAATGCCTCTAAACGAGGCGTTTTTTTGGCCATTATAACACTATTTTTAATATTAAGTGTAAATATATTACAGCCTTGTATAACCATCACAGGAGAATGAACAATGACTGATCGTAAGCAATTTGAAGCCATGCTTGAGGCATTGATCAATGAAGATCAAGAAACAGCAAAAGAGATTTTCCACAATATCGTAGTAGGAAAGTCACGCGAAATCTACGAAGAATTATTAAAAGAAGACTTCAACCTTTCTGAAGAAGAAGAGGAAGAAGAGGAAGACATGGAAGAATCTTCTGAAGAAGAAGAAGGTTCTGATGGCGAAGAAAGCGCAGACGACGAAGGTTCTGACAATCCATTTGCTGGCGCAGATGACGAAGAAGGTGCTGACGACGAAGAAGGTGCTGACGACGAATTCGGCGGTGACGAAGAAGGTGAAGAAGATCCATTCGGCGGCGAAGAAGGCGGCGAAGGCGAACTAGAAGATCGCGTTCTAGACCTAGAAGACGCTTTAGAAGAATTAAAAGCAGAATTTGAAGAATTAATGTCACAAGAAGGTGAAGAAGGCAACCACGATATGGGTGCTATCGACGCAGCTGGTGACGGCAACCCAGGCGACGACTTCGGCGGCGATATGGGCGGCGATATGGGTGGTGAAGAAGAAGTTGACGAACTACAACAGTTCATGGAATATGTCGACAAAGTAGCTTTACCAAAGCACGGTGACAACGGCGCAAATGCTAAGTCAGTAGTTGCTAGCAAGAACGACATGGGCGGCACAGTTGCAAACATTGCACGTGGTGGCTCAGAAAAAGGAGTTGAAGCTAACAAAGGTCAACTCAAGGGCAACGGAGTTTTCAAAGGTGGTAAGCCACAATTGCAAGACGGCGGTAACGTAAACGTACCAGGCGGTAACGCAGGTAAGACAGCGTTCAAGAAGAAAGAACCTGGACACGGTGCTGAGAAGAAGGGTAGTGGCGACACTGCACCAGATAAGAAAAGCATCATTGGATCACGTAAGTAATCTATGAAATACTTACGAGAAAACCTTAGTTTTGATCAGGCGAAAATTATCGTTGAGTCTGATGAGAAAGACGGGAAGAACTTATACATGAGTGGTATTTGCATTCAAGGTGGTATCCGTAATGCAAACCAACGTGTATATCCTGTGAAAGAGATTGACAAGGCTGTCAAAACCCTTAACGATCAGATTCAGAATGGCTATAGTGTTCTCGGTGAAGTAGATCATCCAGATGATTTAAAAATTAACCTGGACCGTGTGTCACACATGATCACAAACATGTGGATGGACGGTCCAAATGGTTACGGTAAACTAAAGATTTTACCTACACCGATGGGACAACTAATCCGTACAATGCTTGAAAGCGGAGTTAAGTTAGGTGTTTCAAGTCGCGGATCCGGAAACGTACGAGATGACGGTTCTGGTGAAGTATCAGATTTTGAGATTATCACAGTAGATATGGTAGCTCAACCTAGTGCCCCAGGAGCATATCCTACACCAATTTATGAACACCTTATGAGTACACGAGGTGGTTATAATGCCCTACGCATAGCGGAGGAAGTTAAGGGTGATCCGAAAGCACAAAAATATCTCAAAGAGAGCCTATTAGCAATAATTGGCAAACTCCAATAACAAGGAGAATCACATGTTGGATGCACTAAAAACGTTATTTGAAAACAATGTGATTTCTACAGAGATCAAAGAGTCTATTGAGTCAGCTTGGGAACAACGCATTAGCGAAAACCGTGAACAAGTAGCTCAAACACTACGCGAAGAATTTGCACAACGCTATGAGCACGATAAGCAAACTATGATTGAAGCTGTTGACAAAATGTTATCAGATCGTCTAGCTAGCGAAATCGCTGAATTTAGCGAAGACCGTAAGTCTTTAGCCGAAATGAAGGTTAAGTATGCTTCTAAAATGAAAGCAGATGCTGGCGTAATGAAGGAATTCGTTACACGTCAACTAGCTGCTGAAGTTAAAGAACTACACGAAGACCAAGTAGTTATGGCTGAAAAGTTCGGTACTTTAGAACAATTCGTTGTAGAAGCTCTTGCTCAAGAAATTGCAGAATTTTACAAAGACAAACAAGATCTTGCTGAAACTAAGGTACGCTTAGTTCGTGAAGGACGTGAACAACTTCAGAAGGTTAAACAACAGTTTGTTGAACGTGCAGCTAAGAAAGTCGAGAAAGTTATTAACGAAGGACTACGTTCTGAGTTACATGGCTTGAAAGAAGACATCGAAGCAGCTCGTCGTAACGACTTCGGTCGTAAGTTATTCGAAGCTTTTGCTAGCGAATATCAAACAAGCTATCTTTCTGAAAAATCAGAAACTGCAAAATTACTCAAGGTCATAGACATGAAGGACCTAGCTGTACAAGAAGCTGCTAAAGCAATTGAACAAGCTAACGCCCTAGTAGAAAGTAAACAAGCAGAAATTGCAACTTTAAAAGAGTCGCAAGAACGCAAAGAAATCATGAGTGAACTACTTGCTCCATTAAACTCAGAGCAAAAAGAAATCATGGGTGAATTAATGGAGAGTGTGAAAACATCAAGACTTGTAGAAAGTTTTGACAAGTATCTCCCAGCAGTCCTAAATGGCAATGCTGGTAAAACTCCGCAGAAGAAACAGGCACTTGTAGAGGCTAAAGAAATTACAGGAAACAAGGTTTCCAACGCAAATCGTAGCGGCGAGGATGAATCAAACATCATTGACATTCGTCGCCTCGCTGGACTAAAAATTTAAGGAGAATTAAATGTCTGAACTACTTAATGGCCGTTGGGCAGAAACCAAAGAAGCCCTATTAGAAGGCTTACAAGGCACTAAAAAATCTGTAATGGGTGTAACACTAGAGAACACACGTAAGTACCTAGTTGAAAGCCCAACAGCAGGTGCTACTTCTGCCGGCAACGTCGCAACTTTAAACCGCGTGATTCTACCAGTAATCCGCCGTGTTATGCCAACAGTTATTGCTAACGAGTTGGTAGGTGTACAACCAATGACTGGACCAGTTGGTCAAATCCATACTTTACGTGTACGTTACGCTGATAGCGCAACTGGCGTAACAGCAGGTGAAGAGGCACTAAGCCCATTCAAGATTGCAGAAGCTTACTCAGGTAACGATGCATCACCAGCTAAGGCAGCTTCAACAGCTAACTTAGAAGGTCAAGCTGGTAAGCGTATGTCAATTCAAATCTTGAAACAAACTGTCGAGGCACGTACTCGTAAGTTAAGCGCACGTTGGACATTTGAGGCAGCTCAAGATGCTCAAGCGCAACAAGGTATTGATATCGAAGCAGAAGTTATGGCTGCTTTAGCACAAGAAATTACAGCTGAAATCGACCAAGAGATCCTAGCTAGCCTAGCATCTTTAGCAGGTTCTGCTGTTGAAGCATATGACCAAAACGCAGTTAGCGGTACAGCTACATTCGTTGGTGATGAACACGCTGCTCTAGCAGTTCAAATCAACCGTGTTGCTAACTTAATCGCTCAGCGTACACGTCGTGGTGCAGGTAACTGGGCAGTTGTAAGTCCATTTGCTTTAACAATTCTACAATCTGCAACTACAAGCGCATTTGCTCGTACAACAGAAGGTACATTTGAAGCACCTACAAACACTAAGTTTGTTGGTACATTAAACAACGCAATGAAGGTTTATGTTAACACATACGCAACTGATACAACTGACGTTCTTATCGGTTACAAAGGTGCTAGCGAATCTGACGCTGCTGCATTCTACTGCCCATACATTCCATTGATGAGCAGTGGTGTTGTTCTTGATCCATCAACATTTGAACCAGTCGTATCATTCATGACACGTTATGGTTATGTTGAGTTAAGCAACACAGCATCTTCTCTAGGTAACGCAGCTGACTACCTAGGTCGTGTAAGCATTGCAAACGTAAGCTTCAAGTAATCCGTTACTTAAAGTTATACACTTTAAAGGGCTCTTCGGAGCCCTTTCTCTTGATTGGCTAAATACTATGTCATGCTCATTAATGAGTTTATGCAGAATCCCTCTGCGTATGACCTAGAACGTCACTTTAAAGGAGAAAACAAATGGGACGTCCATTAAACAAAAAATATTTCGGTAACCGTAACATTGGTACCACAACTACAACAGA